TTATAGTCATTTTTCTTTTGTATTGCACGAGTATAGCCTTTAAATACATCCTGCATGTAAGGCTTGTCTTGTGTAACAAACTTTTGATAAGCGGCTATAGTAGTTTGGTCGTATCCATTTTCAGTTTTGTATTGGTCAGGCATACATAAAGGTAAATCTTGCAATACTTCCCAACTAGTATCTTTTTTAGTTGGAATGTTAAGTGGTAACTCTTGTAAAGCATGTATTACAGTTTCTGTTTTGTGAGCAGCGATACCACTTTCATCTGTAAATCGCCATCTATATTCTTGACAAAGTGTTAAGGCATGCATCCACAACCACCAGTAGTTTAGTGCATCTTGTCGAACCCATATAGTTGAAGGATGATTTTCATATGCTTTTTTGTATAAACCTTTAGCATCCGCTCTTTCATCTCCATCAAGCACGCGATGTGCAGTTGATAACATTTGTGCAGATTCCACAATCATTTTTGGTACAAGTTTATCTGGCAACTCTAGTGCAGCCATTCTTGGATCTTCATGTACAGCAAATATATTCATAGTTGTACTCCTAATAAGTTAAGTTTAAATACAGATTCTTTTGGTACTGCAAACCATGCCCATGGTTTTACAGTATGTCCTGAAGCTTGGGCATCAACTACAGGTTTTGTAGAGCTTTCAAGCCAACGTCCTGTACCCCAACCCCAAGTACTACCGTTGTTTCGCATATATTGAATGTTTCGTTCAAAAACATGATGA